TTTACAAATGATGATTTTAATCCACAGTAAGTCAATAATAAATTGATGTAAATGCGCACAGATATTTATGTAAATACAATTACGGGTGATATAGTTTTAAAAAAATCAAAACTCTTTAGAAGAATATTTGTTTGAATGGATCGAAGAAACTGATTTACAACTTACCGCTCAAATAATACTCCCTTCCAACTTTGATATAAAGCAACTTTACACGATTGGTGTGCAAATAAAGATACCATATACACCAATCTATAAACCAATAAAAATACGTTTTGGTAGAGACTTTGGTGGTGGTAATATTCGTATAGTTATAAACCCAACTGATAACTCTGAATGGTTTGAAGTGCATACAAGGCTATTTGGCCTACAAGATAAGATTTTGTATGCTTCACAATTAATAATGGTTAGTCAAGATTATTATCTTATACAAATAAATAAAGGGGTGGCATATTTATGGTCCAATGCAATATCTGATATGGTAAATATAAATGCAAATATTCAGAACCGAAACTTATTGTTACAATGTGTTCCGTCCAACAACTATAGGTATCCAACTTCAGGTGTGGGTTTAATTAAATATCTTCATGCCAACCTTAGTCATTCAGGATTAGCAGAAAAGTTACAAACTGAATTCAAAGATGATAAAGTGGAGATTATTAATGCCGCTTTTAATTCCTATTCAGGAGATCTGGAATTAGACTTAGATTTTTCAGAAGCAGATGCAGGTGTATAAAGTAAAACGAAATCAGAACATATTTGATGTTGCAGTAAGCACACATGGTTCTATAGAAGGTATATTCGATTTGTTAATCAACAATCCTGATTTATCCTTCCACTCACAATTAAAAGAAGATGAAGAAATATATTGGGATGAAGAATTTATTATATATGACAGCATTGTAAATACATTACAATCAGAACATATTGTACCGGCAAACGGGGAACGACATGTATATCACAAAAGTACAACAGCCTCATTACGATGTGTTGTGTACATATCCCCCAAAGAAGCATCCATTGCATTACAAATGGCCGGAGACGGAAATCTTATTGTTGATTGGGGAGATAATAGCGATCTGGAAACTATAACGCTATCTCCCACTCTACAGAAATATGTGCATTTTTTCGATAATTATACCGATGAAAGATCAATTAAATTGTATGGTGATTTCAATTTAAAAACCTGGGAATTGTCTTCTATTAATGGCTTAATGATGCCAACTATGCCCTTGGTGGTAGACGAGATAATTTCGGAGAAGAACAATCTCTCTCTACAAGGACTATTTTTATGTAAAGGTACATATTTGGTGAAACTGGCTGACATGAGTTTATCCAGTCTTGCTCCCATTCAGGATATGAGTTTATCTAATTTAGAGTTAAGAAATATTGATTATACAGAAGACACAGTTATCAATGACTATTTAATCTATATTGCAAAGCATAATAATCAACGGAGGAATTGTAAAGTTATATTAGATACACAACCCTCTGGAACATATAAGGAGCCGCTTAAAGATAGTAATGGCAATTATGTTATTACAACTGGTATGGAAGCGATATACGTGATTACCCATGAAACTGCATGGAATGAAGCGGGTTCATGGAGCTTTGATATAAATGGAACGATTTATCAATATGAAAATTCAGACATAGCATGAGCCGTACATTAACAGAAATATACAATGAAGCCGTGGAGACCAGAAACAAATATCTGGAACTTACAGAGCTAACAAATGACTCAAAGATGTCAATAATCAATGCTTTCACATGGGTAACAGCTGCTGCAATTTACTCATTTGAAACATTGTTAGACGTTTTTACCACAGATATTGCTAAAACCTTTACCCAACGAATTAATGGGACTTCAGCATATTACGCAAATGCCATGTTGAAATGGCAATATGGAGATGATCTAATTATCAATGATGAAGGTACAGCATTTCATTATGCAACTGAAGATACAACAAAAAGATTGATTACACATGTATCTTATCAAGAGTATTATAATGAAGAGTTCAAAGATAATATTTTGATATTAAAAGTTGCTTCCGGAGAAGGTCGTTCTTTGTCCCAATTGTCTGATGAGGAACTAATTGCAGCACGTGCATATCTCAATCAGATTAAATTTGCAGGTGTTAAGTGTAATGTAGTTAGTCGTAGAGGCGATGTGCTTGTTCCCAGAGTCACCGTGTATTATGATGGAGCCATTACGAAAGAGGAACTTTACGATAATATTGATACGGCACTTATTGACTTTATTGTAAATATGAAATTTGATTCTCTTGTCTACTCACAAAAAATTATAGATGCCATTCAAAAAGTAGAGCATGTTACAGATGTTCATATTGATCAAGAAGCTAGTGTAGAACAAGGAATATTTATCGCTCAATATAACGACAACAATGAACTCGGACCATTAACCAAAATTGAACGAAAGTGCTATTTGGCTAGCGGTTATGCAAAACAAAGTACACAACAAGATGCAGAAAGTGAACTTCCAACTTTTCGTGAAGCAATTGTTATAAAACTAGAAACAGAATGAGAAGTTATCGTATTAACACTGACCGTTTAGTAAATCAGTTAGTTCCTCATTATCTTGGAGGACGAAAACTGATATTATTTCTTCAAGCCATTTTACAACCGTTAAACTCTTTGAATATAAAATGGAAAGAATGGGCTGACGAAAAACGAATAGAAGCAGCAATGACCTCCCAGATTATTATGATGGAATATTTCTTAAATTATAAATTTAGGAAGTATTTTTTAGACACCTCTGAACATATTGTCATTTCAGATGGTGCTATAAATGGAGTACCGATATATTGGGAAGATGCTAATAAAAATATATGCGAACTTCCTTTGTATAACGAAGGCGAAACCGAAGTTAGCGGGCACCCAACCACTCCATTGCGTTGGAAAGATGAAAAGATGCCAACAAGTGATGTAAGTTTTGTAGTAAGTTGTCCTGCTATTAATACCAAGACAATCTCACAAGAGGAACTTACAGCTATGATTACTTATTATGTAGATCGTTATCGTATTGCGGGAAAAAAATTTAAAGTTACATACGCTTAAATGAAAGAGTTTACTTCACAAACAGGTGGGCGTTACACCTACATTGATGATATTATGAATTTACAGAATCTTGCATTAGCTTTTACAAGTATATTTGATGAGTGTGATAACTTTATTATCAGCGGATGTCAAGTATCAGGTACAAGTATTAGTGCTGGATATGTCTATATCAATGGTAAAATACGTTATTGCGCAGGAACATCTGGAGTCTCTAAATGGCCTATGTATTTGTATGAGAACAACTCGGTTGAACGTGTGTCTTATGCTGATTCCGGAGATAAAATTGGACGGAATATATACGGATGTGCTGTATCATCCAGTGTACCAATAGCCAATGATGTACTAACTGAAGCACCACCCCAATTTATCAGTATTACATCAGATGGTACAGCACTTCGACTTAAAGAAGCGTTATTTGGTAAATATGCTTTAATGATAGATTCCCCTAATTCAGTTCAGACTGTACAGAAGGATGTTGTTATTGATGGAACAGTAACGGCCAATAAAGACCTTACAGCCCAAAAGGGGATTAATTTAACATCAGGAACAGCTAAAGCTAGCATCACCTATAATGCCTCTGGAGCATTAAGTATTCAATCCCAATTAAATGGAAAGCCTGTTTACAAAGTAACTATAACAGAGGACGGAGCTATTCAATTTTATATTGGAGATACTTTATTGGCTTCGCTTGACTCCAATGGTATGACGCTAAAAGTCACAATGTCTTTAAATTCTATTAAGGCAGGAAATATTGTTGTAGCTAGTAATCATATATATAATACAGGCGTTGCAGCTGATACCGGTAGTATAAATATCAATATGTTAGGGTACAATGAAGGAGACTCCTATTATCGGGACACCAAAATTGGCGATGGAAAAAATACTGTTATACTAGAAATCATAGGAAAATCTAAAGCTAGTATTTTTTATGGACCAGTAAAAATATCCCATGCGGATTCTTCGCTCCTAAGTTTAAAGAATGCCTCTCTTCCTAAGACAGACAATCAATTGATAACCTGTTTAAATTGGGAAGATAAAAATTCAGAACAAATCGGTTATATGGGGTATTCCAATATCTCTAATAAAGATTTATATATCAAAAATAACATTGGAAACTTGGTTCTCAACAATGATGTATATGTAACAGGAAAACTATTCGTTGGTGGAATTGATGTTATAGCTAGAACTATAGAATATCCCAAAGATAGTGGATGGATTGCAATCAATGTTCAGAACTGTGGTATTACAACAAAACTGTATGTCCGTCAAGTTGGGAAAGTAGTGTCCATTCAAGGAGAATTACATACCCATCACAGTGGTACCATATTTACATTACCAAACACCATTGATCCTCCTAAATATAAAATAGGTTATTCCCATAACAAAGGACGTGGAAATTGGCATTGTACAATACAAGGCGGACAACGTAATTGTGTAGTTGATTATTGTAATAATGGATGTTCAGAATACATCGGATTTTTAATGACATATATTATTTAAATTATGAAGATTATTAATGTTAGCGTTGATATTGAGAGTCAACGTTTAAGTTTTCGGTCAACATCGTCTCAAAAAAATGAACATAATGAAAACGTTTCCGAACAGCAGAAAGAAACCAAAACGCCGCAAAAAAAAGCCCGGAAGACCAAAGGGACACAGCCTGAAAAACTTCGAGCAGACACGGATCGGGTTTCTGATGAAACATGAAGTTCCTATAGAATATAAACTATTAATGGAAGTATCTGACTTTCTAAAAATTCATGCACCATCTCCGGAACTGATTGAAGCAATAAGTTATGCTTCAGATGACATATTCTTCAAAAAGGCTAAGTTCTGGAGATGCTTAATGGATTATAAAAAGTATGGTTTAAGACCTCCATATAGTATTCATACAAACGCAAATAAGGAATTATACTATATACATTTAAGATTTAAAAAGTATCTAATTTGACTTATCTAAATTATCAAATTAGATACTTTTTTATATCTATAATCTTGTAAATAAGAAAATAATTAGTAATTTCGCATCACAATTGATACACACGATCTTTTATATTGACTTTTAACACAGTAAATTCATGCACAAGGTATCGCGCTTTTTCAAGCCCTTACCATGTCCTACCCCAGCTCCTAAAAAAACTATACCTATTAAAATGCGAAGCAACTGGATTATATAAAATTGGAGCAACAAGCGAGGATGTAAAAAATCGTATTAGTAAGCTGTATTATAATAGCACACTGATCAACGAACAATTAAAATTATAAAAGTTTGGGAGAAGTGTGGCTATTGTGAGTATTATATACTCAACAGTTTTGCCAAGTTAAAGGTTTCTCATCCTTTCTACAAAAACGGACATACAGAATGGTTTAAATTTATAAGTGATGAATCCAGTCTAATACGGACTGTAGAATCTATTATTTCAAATTTAACATAAAGGAAAATATGATTAAAGTAACTAGACTAAATGCGGTTACTTCTTGGAACCGTGCTTTAAATGCAGCACGCAGAACCGTAGGAAAGTCAGCATTAAAAAAAGAACCTTCAGACTCATGGAAAGCAAAAATGTTATTGGCAGAACATTCTCCCATTCGTTTGGTAGAATATGAATGGACATGGGAACAAATACCTCAATGGGTAACAGTACATTTTACTCGTCATCATATAGGCTGTGAAAAGTTTGTTCATACTCAACGACCGGACCGTACCGGTTCACAAATTCCCAGAGGAGAGCACTTGCAAGGAGAATTAAATGAAATGGATATGACTGCAAATGCACAAGAAATAATGGCTATTTCACGAGTACGTTTATGTAATTGTGCTTCAAAAGAAACTAGAGAAGCATGGACAGCAATGTTGCAAGAACTAAAAAAGATAGATCCGGTCCTTGTTAGTAAGTGTGTGCCAACATGTGTTTATCGCGGTTTTTGTCCAGAGCTAAAATGTTGTGGATATGCCAATACTCATCAATTCCATGAAGCTGTTGAAAAATATAGAAAGACTGAATAATTATGAAAGTGCAAAAAAGAACAGGTCAAATTGTAGATTTTGACCTAGAAAAATAGAAAATGCGATAAAAAAAGCCTTTGATAGCAAACAAGTTGAATACGACCCAGCAATTGTAGAATCGGTTGATAAATTAATCAGCCTTACCTACACTAATGTTCCAGTATCTGTAGAAACCATCCAAGATAACGTAGAACGCGTATTAATGCAATTTGGATATTATGATATAGCCAAGACTTTTATTCTATATCGTGAACAACGTAAAAGTACGCGTTTTGTCAAAGAACGTATTGATTATATGAATCAATATAGTCAATCAACAGACAATGCAGCTTCTTCATCAGAAACCGATGGGAATGCTAATGTAACTATGAAAAATGTAGCTAACTTGGAAGGTGAAGTCTATAAAACTACTAATCGTATAATCCAACGCCAACGTATGAAAGATGAGTTGAACATTCTCTTTCCAGAAGTAGCAAAGCAATACGAAACAGATCTTGATAATCATATCATTTATACACATGATGAAGCATCTACGCCAGTATTAAAACAGTATTGTATGGCAGTTAGTTTGTATCCATTACTAACAGAAGGCGTAGGCAACATTGATGGTGTTACTCCTTCAGAGCCTAACGATTTGCAGTCGTTTAGTGGGCAAATAACTAACTTGATATTCTTACTTTCTTCCCAATGTAAAGGAGCGGTAGCCGTAGGTGAATATTTCATTGCATTAAATTATTATGTAGTTAAAGAGTTTGGAGATAAATGGTATGAAAAACTGGACTGCGAGGCTTCCTCGCCACATTGCTTAATTAAAAGAACAGTACGTGATAATATCTTGAAAGCGTTCAAACAGTTTGTGTGGGGCGTTAACCAACCAGCCGGAAATCGTAGCTACCAAAGCCCATTTACAAATATTTCTTATTATGACCATACATATTTCACATCTCTCTTTGGAGAATTTTGTTATCCGGATGGAAGTAAGCCTGAATGGATAGCTATTGATACATTGCAACGTATGTTTATGAAATGGTTTAATCAAATACGTTTAAAGCAAGTATTAACCTTTCCGGTAGAAACTTTTGCGATGGTTCATAATGGCGATGATATAATCGACCTAAATTACAAACAACTTTGTGCCGAAATGTATGCGGAAGGGCACTCGTTCTTTACTTATATTTCCGATAGTGCAGACAGCCTTGCATCATGCTGTAGGCTTAGAAATGAATTGGCAGAAAATACCTTTAGCCCCACTTCTGGCTTGACCGGTGTTATGACAGGTAGTTGTAATGTGATTACTTTGAATATCAATAGAATCGTTCAAGATTGGGCATTGACCCACACATTAAATGGAACACCTTTAATTAAGGGTAAGAAACTTATAGGTAATCCCTTACGTGTAACAGTAATTGAAAATGATTTAAAGAACTATGTAACTAGGATTTTGGAAAGAGTCTATAAGTATCATATTGCTTTCAAGACAATGCTATACGACCTTGAAGACAAGGGAATGTTTGCCGCTTCAAATGGCGGTTATATTCATATCAGTAAATTATATAGCACCATAGGCATCAATGGGTTGAATGAAGCCGCTAGATTCTTGGGAATGAAGGTAAGTAATAACCCGGAATATATTGAGTTCCTTCAACTCATTTTGGGCACTATTAAAGAACAAAATAAACTGCATTCTATCCATGACAGAAAACGACCTTTCTTGTTTAATTCAGAAGTTGTGCCAGCAGAAGGACTGGGAGGAAAGAATTATAAATGGGATAAAGAAGATGGATATGTTGTTCCAGAGGATGAGAATTTATATAACTCATATTTTTACAATGCCCATGATGACACTTCTATACTAGATAAATTTATATTACATGGGCACCAAACCTATCAGTACACTGATGGAGGCTCGGCAGCTCACATTAATTTGGAAGATCATTTATCAAAAGAGCAGTATCTGAAATTAATTGATTTTGCCATAGCCAATGGAACCAATTACTTTACCTTTAATATACCAAACAGTAAATGTGAAGATTGTGGCAAAATCATAAAAAAGCCCCATTGATACTTGCCCTTGTTGTGGTAGCCATAATATTACTCAATATACACGAGTTATCGGATATTTACGCCCAACTAAAGCATTTGGAAGTGATCGACAACAAGAGGCTAGAAACCGTATATATAGTGATGGTAAATCCCAGGTATGAAATATGTAGATACAAAAATAGTGTTTCAAGAATTGCCTAATGAAATTACTTTGGCTATAAATATAAGTGGTTGCCCATGCGCCTGCATCGGGTGCCACTCTTCTTATCTGTCACAGGATATAGGAGAATCATTAACAAAAGAAGCACTTCAACAATTGATACGCAAAAATAAAGGAATAACAGCTATATTATTTATGGGCGGTGATGCAAATCCGGCATATATAAATAAATTAGCCGAATACCTTTATCATAACTATCCTAATTTAAAAATTGGCTGGTATTCTGGACGAGATAAATTATCCGAAGAAATCAAACTTGATTCTTTCATTATATTAAATTAGGCCCGTATATATCCAGCAAGGGACCTCTTAATAATCCGAACACTAACCAAAGATATATCAAGTTGTTAAAAGGGAGAAAAGATATTAACCTATTTGATATTACTTCTT